ACCTCACGAGACATCTCCATACGATTTTCCATAACGTCTAGCTTCTTAGCCAGTACAGCATATGACTTCTCTAGTACACCTTCGAAATGCTCACGACATATCTTATCTAAGAACTTAACAGGATCTTTAGGATTAAACTTCTTAACAAGCTCATTCATATTCACATACAACGAATCAGTATCAATAGCAATCACATAGTCTTTATCGTCAGTCTCTAGAGCAGCATTCATCTCTTTATTGATAGCATTCTCAGCCCAACGAATAGATAACTGACCTGAAGTAGTAATAGCTTCTGCAACGTGATTATTAAAGTAACGGAAATGCTTATTACCTAGAGCACCATACAAAGAGTTCATAAGAATCTTAATAGACATCTGTTGATTCTCTAAGATAGTCATCTTATTCTCTAGACGCTTAGTAGGAGTATTCTCATACTCTTGCTTAGTATCAAGCATAGCTTTCTTAATAAGTCTACGTTCGTTATAGTACTGCTTAATGATAGCAGGAATAATACCTACCTGATCTTTACTAAACTTAACACCCGAGGCAGCCATAGTAGTACCTTCAGGTATATTAACCTCAGCATCACTCAAGAGTTTCTCTACAGGATCTAATCCTAGATGCTCTTTGCCAGGTAATACAGTCTCAGGACTCATATTATACTGAACAATAATCATAGGATAGAGAGAGTTAAGGTCAAATGATACTACCCAGTCATGCATTCCAGTCTGAGGATCTTTAACATACGCTCCAGGATACGGAACCTTCTCTTTACTGAACTTAGGAGGACAAGCTATCTGCTGCTTGAATAGTAAACGATATAGAATAGAGTCCCAGATCTGCACAGTACCGAAAGTCTCTGAATAGTTAACTCCACCCCTATAAGCCATAGTCATAGCAAGTGTAATTAAGCCCATCTTCTCTTCTAACCGGTCAACAATCTGAACGTCTTTTATATTATAGTCAATGAACTTCTGAAAGTCATGCTTGTATAATCCATGCAGAGAACCATGCTCATCATAGGAGAGCTTACGCTCTCCCAGTACTACGTGCGCTATATGATCTAGTTTATATGACTCCTGCATACCATAGGTATAACCGAATTTAGTAAACAAGTCATAGTAATCTAACTGCTGAATACCAGCCATCTCGTATGCAATTACTTCTCCACGAGCCATCATAATGTTTCGTTGATCTACTATACCCCAAGGAGAGAACTTCTTATAGACATCACCGCCTATGATATTCTTTACCCTGTTGATAAGATATGGGAAATCAAATAGACGAGTGTTCCAGCCAGTAACAATATCGGGACAATACTTTGGATCGTGCCAGTAAGCCAGCCAAGATAATAGAAGATCAATCTCGTCCTTACACTTGATATATTGGATAGCGTCAACGCCTTCAACTGTGCAATCGTCTTCATTGTAGTCATATAGTCCCCATACTCGATATATATTATCTATATTATTTTTCATCGTGATAGAGATAACAGGATGAGCTGCTTGCTCTACGAACGGAAAGCCTTCGTCAGAAGCTACCTCAATATCAATAGAAGTAACGTTTACTTTATCTCTATCAAACTTAGGAGCATCAGGAAAGCGATCATTGATATATTGAGTAACATAGTTAGTAGTACCATACACAGTATAGTTATCTACACCTTCGTACTGCTTCATAAAGTCCTTAGCGTCTCTCATAGTATCAAACGTCTTAGGTAATACAGGTTGATTCTGTAGATTATACCAACCAGTCTCATGAGTAGCGTTAACGAACAAAGTAGGCATATACTTTACCTTCTTAGCTACACGCTCTCCATCTTCTATACCTCTGTATAGAATACTATTACCATATCGATTAACGCTTGTATAAAAGTTCATATGACGCCTCCTAGTGTCAACAAACTATATTATAGTATATATCGATATAGTATGCAACTGAAAAAGGGAAAGGGGCCGCAACAGCCCCTTTTCATAGTTGTATTGACATTTACAAGTCTTTTGCGTCAGTCAGCATTAGATACTTTGCTTCTTCATGGTAACCCATTCTATGAAGCTCAGATGCTGCTCTTGCTTTTCCTAATGATAGGAAGAAGCTATTAAATCCACTAAAGAGTCCACCTACAGGTGCTAAGGCATATTTCATTACTGCATCAGTCATTAGAAACGTCTCCTTAATTCGTCGGTCTTATTATGAGCGACACTCCAGATGTCTCCACGACAAATACCGATGTCTAGTAAGTCTTTATCAGAAAGCTTGTTTAGCTCCTTAATAGTCTTTCTAGCTGTTGACATTTCCTTGCGTGATGAGTTTGCGTCTTTAAATAGATCTAACAGAGCTCTAATTGCGTTCTGTAAGAAGTTGGCTTGTATTAGTATTAGTTGTGTCATTTGTTTTCCTCGTTTGACCAATATTGATTTTACGAGGACGCATTTCTTCAGGAATGACATACTGCAATTCAATTGCCAGAATTCCGTCCTGAATGTCTGCTCCGTTTACATTTACATGTTCGGACAGCCTAAAGGTTCGTTTAAATTTCTTTGTCGAAATGCCACGATGGATAAATTCTCTCCCTTTAGAAACGTGTTCACCTTTTACAGTCAAAGTTCTATCTTTAACTTCTACTGAGATCTCTTCCTTTGTAAATCCCGCAATAGCCAATTCAATGAGATATTGCTCATCGCCTTGTTTAATAATGTTATGTGGGGGATAATGGTCTTGAGCATGTTTAGCTGTCCACTCTAGTTCGTTGAACAGATGGTCAAAACCAACGAAAGATGATCGGGGGAATAGTGTTTGTAAGCCTGTCATTGTTATCTCCTTTTGAGCAAGCAAGATTGATATGCGACCAGATTATTCTGCATCGCTATATTATATATAGTTTTTATTTTTTAGAAAGCAACTAAAAAGTTATTTATTTCCGATATTATATTTCGGACATAATTCCCATTGTGCCTTCTCCTTAAATGGGATGATCTTGATCTGACGTAGAGGAGCACATCTAAGTTCTGATCCTCCTTGTATCTCTACAAGACCCCAATCACTAAGCAATGTTGTAATAGTATTTCTACGCTCTACATCATTAGCTTCTAGATTAGCTTTTTTTCCATCTAACATAAACAGCTCTTTAAAATGAACGATAAAGTATCGCCCCTGCTTATGTAGTATATGACATGATTGGAATAATTTCTTATCTTTACGAGAGGCGACTCCTATTCGAGTCAACGTCTCTCTTACTTTTAGAAAATCATCTGGTTCGTTTAAGACCACCTCGAGCATGTCTTGAGGTTGCCATTCGACTATATTATTTTCTTCCACCTTTACTCACCTTCTGTTTTATAATTTTTATGTTTTCAGGTGATAGAAGGGATAGTACTTGCTTAGCTTTATCATTGCTATATCCATAGTATTGTTTAATCACTTCAATATCACTCTCAGTTTCTGGTTTCATCCATTTCGAAAATCTTTTACGTTTACGAATGATATTTATAAGAAAGTGATATTGTAGTTTATTATCTAGGTGATGATAGCGATTCATTACGTTTGCAATGCCAACAGTATCATAGAAGTAGGACATAGAGCGATTAATAAGAAAAGAGTTATAGCCTTTCTCAGCAACGTCATCGACCATAACGTCTTCTTTAGAGAAGTTAATGCTATTAAGATAAGTAAAAGGGTTCATCAGTTAAATTCCACGTTAGCCATAATCTCAGTCATACAAGCAACAGTATTAAGCTCATGATCAGCCACAAACGAGTCTTTATACTGATAGTCAGCAAGTATAAGAATCAATTGAGGTATAGAAGCAGGTACTACGAACTCATTCATATTATCGTATAGTCCTCTAAATATGGCAACAGTATCGATATCCATACTATCTACGACCCACTTACGCATAGACTTAAAGTCTTTTGCTTTAAGATGTTTACATAGAGTAGCAAACATATCACTCGATACAACACTTACAGATGCATCGATAGATCCTGCAATAGACAATCTTTGACCTTCGTTTAGTACTCTACGCCAATCAGGAGCATGCTTCATAATAAGATCAGCCGCAGCCTTCTTATCATAAGTCACACCTTCGTCATCTAGTATAGTAGTAAAGCGAGTAAAGAATTGACCTGCAAGAGTCGCCATATCTTTCTTAGACGTATTGAACTCATACACACCACATCGAGAATGTAAGGGTTCGATAATACGGTTCCGAAAGTTACATGTAAGTATAAACCTACAGTTATTAGAGAACTCTTCGATAAAGCCACGCAAGGCAGGTTGAGTAGATTGAGGATTCAGATAGTCTGCCTCGTCAAGTATAACAACCTTATAACCGCCTTGCAATGATACACTAGAGGCAAATTGCTTAATCTTACCTCTCAACGTGTCGATGTTTCCTTCTTCAGACCCGTTTATAGTTATATAATCAAGTCCTAGTTGCTTGCACATAGCTTTAGCAACAGTAGTCTTACCCAAGCCAGCCGTACCGGTAAACATCATATTAGGTATTTCACCAGTATCGACAATAGCTTGTAACGTACTCTTAAGCTGCTCAGGTAGGATAGTATCCTGAATAGTTTGCGGGCGGTACTTCTCTACCCATAGAAAATCTTTCGACATATTAACCTCATAATAAAAATATAGTATAGCTCACTTAGGTTAAGATATCAAGTTATGATTCCGCTGCCACCTCTTGTTGGTGAGTCTCTGCTAGTTGAATAATCTGAAGTGATTGATCTCGAAGCTGACCGATAGTAGAGAGTTCTTCTCCTTTAAACGCACCTCGTTGAGTTAATGCATCTACAACTGCAACTGTACTACG